CGTAAATGTTAATGCACTTTGCATTCATTGCGTTGTATACGAGACACCTTTGGTGCCCGTATTAGTACGAAGTTCGTCGGGGCTTTCCCCGATCCACAACGTGTATTTTCGGTCCTGCGATATCGGCAGGATTCGAAATAAAGGTTGATAACCAGTCGTAGTTTGATAGGTTATTACCGAGTTCTCTTACACCTATGTTAACGAGGTGTAAGACAACCTTTGTTAGAGGATCCCCCATTAGGATTCCTCTTAACAATGTAATTTCATTAATAGAGTTTCCTTTATCAATGATCTTTCCATATCCAGATAAGACACCCGTGGCCTTAAACTGGATCTTTCGAGGTTGATAGCATGTTGCCATTACTATCCCTCGTAGTATTGGAGGTATGCCGACTTTTGTCATCCATGCACTCCCAATTATAGACGCCACTTCATGGTGTGTATAATCTGTGGCGGTTTCGTAGTCTGTTGACAACGTAAACACGTCATGATACATAGTCTCAACGATTCTTTCAGTGGGACTAGTATGTGATGTATTGACAGATTTTTCTGAGAATACATCATCTCGATAAGAAGAGAACATCTTTTTAAAGAAATTCCAACCGTGTGCCTCTTTAGACATACCAGATTGGCTAGATTCAAATGCTTTTGACATAGGCCAGGAGCAAATTGAATTTACAACATCTAGTACCACTTTAAGTGATGCTGATGCTTTTGTAACGCTCCGAGATTTACCCGGTTCGTTCACCACGACTAGAAACGCTGTTTTCAGTGTTTCCAAATCGGTAGATAATACTTCCTCTAGACAACGCCAGAAGATGTATTCTCCTTCAACCATTTCACTCAATGTACTCGAGTAAATTGGTTGACCGGTATCCAGGTTAATTACATAACATGGTCTACCTACCCTTCCTGTAAACACAATGTCTTGTATTGCAGAAATGGTTCCTCCTTCTGTACGAGTTTTCTCGTAACAAGCTGAGGTTGTTGCTTTTATACCTGCTTTAGTACGCAGGCCAGTAAAAGCATCATCAGGAATTTCTTTTAACATATTTCTTAGAGTTCCTTTTAACAAAACCTTTACCGTTAACGGTAATGGTTCTGGTTCTGATGAAACAGTTTCAATAAATTTGATTTTCTGTTTTACAGATACAAGAGGTGGCGGTGTTCCGGCACATCTTGTTTGGGATAATATTCCACTTACTCTTAGTATGTCGAATTCATCTCTCTCTTCCATATAGAGTTCCAACTCTGATAGGAATAACCAGCTTTCATAGGAATTTTCGCTACGGAATCTGTTAATTAGATTAATACAATCCTTCCGGTTTGTAGCATCTTTTATCGCCTTTCTACAAGTTTTAATTTTCTCATAGAAGGTCGTGTGTTGGATTAATTCTTTATTAGTAATTTCTCCATCATAAAACTCGTCATCTATTAATAGTGACAGAGTTCCTAACACAAACCTATCAAACCTTTCCCAGGTCCAGATAGCTTGTGGGTAAGACAGATATTTCTGCTGAAATATTCCGTCTATCGTCTGCAAAACTTGTAAAAGCCTTGTAGCACGTCCTTTCGGTTTTCGGGGAATATAATCCCGACTACCGTAATTCTCCACAATCTTCGTAGTATTCCAGCGAGGATTATGTTTCCCTTCTAAGAAGAATTTGATTTTCTTCTTTAAGGCCTTCGACCAATTGCGTTCTTCACAATTGGTGTGACAAAACTTATTGAGTAATGAACCCCAATGAGTTTTAACCAAGATAATGTGCCATTTGACACTATTCGAGGCAATGTCGTAAAAGGGCATCCTTTTCCCTTTTCCGCCAGTCCAAGTCTCTCCATAATGAATGGAAGGAATTAGGTCCGTCAATCTGAGGTGATCCCCAGGCCATGACAATACAGTTGGCACCTTATCTTTTCGGCGCTCCTGTAGTATTACTGCAGCATTTATTTTGAAAACGTTGCCGTAATTTATCATATGTGAGCCAGTTTTACTGACATACATAGGATTATCGAATTCATCGTCCTCGATGTCTTCGCTCAGATCTTCCTCGCTTTCACTAGGAAGGTCTTCACTTGGGTGTTCAAAAGTTTCACCAAAGTGTTCAAATCCGTCCGGGTGTGTCCTGGAGTTCTTGACTGCGATATCGCTCATTAACTTTGAGAGATAATCGCTTTGGCCTTCCGAGACCTGACTTGCAGATCTTAGATGATACCAATCTCCGTGGTTTTGAGGGCAATAATCCTCAATACCAAGGTTTGAAATCTCTAGCAGAGGAAAACCTGCCTCTGCTAGAGTTTTGAGATTTCTAGTAACACTTCTGTTACCAGGTCTCTTTATCGATAAACAAGATGGAACTTGTTTTACTGATAGGTAAAGTCGCTTCGATTTTCGAAGTAACTCTATTTCCTCGTCCCACGAAGATAGATCCGTGGGCGAGTACCAAGTATTAGTACTCAAAAATGAGTTCTTAATACTGGGTGGAATTTGGATTTTGTAATCCAGAGTTTCACTCTCCATATAAATTTGCTTTTCGTAAATTTGTGTGAACTTATTATGCGTCGGTTTCGACGACCTATTAAG